CGGCCACATCGCCTGAAGCGATGCCTGCCCGGAACACAACGTCCAGCAGTGTGCGGAGGTTACGCTTCAGCATCAAGCGCTGAATCTTCTCCACAAAGTTGTAATAGCTCTCGAAGTCACTGTCGCCGGTGGCGTTCATGCCGGCCGGTGAGCGGCCAAACAGAATCGTCTGGGGGATGTTCGTCAGCGCGGACAGCATATTGCAGGTCGCGTCGATGACATCCTTGACACCGGAAAACTGGAACGTCTTGAAGTCGTACTGCTCTCCCTCGGAGTCAATGGCGATGCTGTTCAGCAGACCACGGGAAGTGTCTACAAGCTGTAGGCGCTTCAGCACTTGGTTCTCGCCGTCATCCGTGGTCAGCAGAGAGGCAAGGCCCTTCATGCTGTAGATAGCCTGCACGCTCCGCTCCAGCAGCTTCACGCTGTCGGTGTGGGCTGTTACGGTTTCCCGCAGCGCCCGACGAATGCGGACGTATTCAGGCATACCCCAGAACAGGTAGGTTGCATTGGAGGTCTGCTCCGGCAGAACGCCGTTGCGGAACACCAGACATCGGCTCTCATGGACCTTGAAGGAGCCGTAGATGCTGGAAACATAGTAATATTCTGGCTGTCCGAACTTGGACACCCGGTTCCCCACGCCCTTCCCGCCGTAGTCCTGCTGATACAGGCTGGCGTAGTCGGGCTGTACAATGGAGCGCTCATAGACGCGCAGCTCATCAATGCTGCGGATATGTTCCCAGTCAACAGGCTCCTCCAGCCCGCGCCCATCGTCGATCAGCATGACGATAAGAGCGCCACCGTAGAGCCGCGCCCACTTGATTGCGGTGGCGGCTCTCTCTTCCCATTCGAGATCATCCAGAGCGTCTTCCACAAAGGCGTTCAACTCGTCGCTTTTCAGGTTCAGGTCGAAGCCATGTTTCAGCGCTTCCTCGGCAGGCGTATCAATGATTTTGGAGAACAGACCGTTGCCCTCATACAGCCCAGTGAGCTGCATATCAGGAATGACCGGCTCCCGCTCAAACTTGTACGCCTCGGAGTTATCCTGCTTGGTTCCGTACTTGTTCAAGAGGTTCACATAGCCATCCTCACGATGCGGACGCACAGCGCCGTTCTTTCGTCGCAGGATTTCGCGTCCCCGCTCATTTAAGCGCCGACGTTCGGCCTCATCTTCAGGTATGTGCATTGCGCTCCCTCCTTCCTGTTAAAACTCAATGCGTCCATCGGCCTCATTCCAGATACCGCTGGACACGACAACATCTGTCAGGGTGTTAAAGGTGACGTAGTACGGATTGCCGGTAACATCGGCGCTGAGAATCAGCTCCAGCAGCTTCACGCGGGCCAGCAGATCATTGATGTTGGACTCATGACCGTTGAGCAGTTCCTTCAGCATCGTCCAGAACAGCAAAAGGTTCCCGCTTCCCAGATACTTTTCGGCAGGCGAGATCATGCTGCTGTAGATGCTCTTGATGATGCTATCATCGGCCTTTTCCACGGTTTCCTGCTGAACATAGCCCGTGAGATCGACCTCGGCAGAGCCAACGATCTCAAAGATGCCGTGGATGAGCTTGTACGCTCTGTACTGCTTCCCAGCTTCACTGTTGTTCTTACGAAGGAAATAAATGGTGTCAGCGTTTGCCTCACTGGGCGCAGGGAGAGCATCGACAGGGACGGCTTTCAGATGCCCGGCCCCGTTGACCTTTTCCTCAACATCTTCCGTCGTGGCATAGCCGGAGTCGTTCTCCAGCGCAGAGGTCTTGGTCGGAACCTCGATGTTCACGACTTTGTTGTCGGGAGGGATAGCCTGCCCATTCCTCTGGATGCTAACGATGACGTTTTCTTCCGCATTGGCAGGAGCATGAGCCGACTGCACATGAGCTTCGCAGGTCTTCAGTGAATCGTTGATGTCATTGATGATGTCTTCCATCGCAGAAGACAACTCTGCAATCTGTTCTGCCGTGTAACCCTTTGCCTTCAGAGAAGCAAGCCTAAGCGCTTCAAGCGTGTTGAGTTTGTCGCTCATGTTCGCTTTCCTTTCCAAAAATAACAGCGGCAGGAGTCCATTCCCCTGCCGCTGCATTCTTACTTATGGGTTATCAGGCGGTTGCGCCAAAGACCTCGGTCAGCATCTCAGTGACTTCAGCATCGGTGGCAATGGTCATGCCGTCCAGCTTGGTCTTGTCAGATGCGGTCATCAGGCCGTTTGCGCTCTGGGTGACCTCCGTATAGGTAGTGTCCTGCGCAGGGATGCCCAGACCGGTGATGTCGTTCTTGACAACCTTGGTGGTTGCGGTCACATGGCCCAGAGCATCCACAGTCACCTTGTACAGGCCGCTGGCAGCGGCAGTGTGGGTGGGATGGGTGTACTTGTTTGCACCTTCCTCAATGCCGCCCAGCTTGGTCTTTTCGGCGGTGGTGTAGTCGTTGGTGGACAGGCCCTTGCCGGTCTCCTTCTGGACGTAGCCGCTCAGGTCAACGCCCCAGTCGCCCATCTTTTCCAGAACGCCGTCAATGACCATGTACTCGTCGTACTTGTCAGCCTCACCGGCAGTGCCCTTGGAGACCATATAGATATACTGGGATGCGTCAGCAGCCTTCAGGTCGATGTCTGCGGTGGAGTTCACGACCTTACGCTTCAGGTGGTCAGCAGCGGCAACGGCCTTGCTGATGGCGGTAGACACCTGAGTTTCGGTCTGGAACTTCTGGTCGTTGGTCAGATCGCCGACCTTGGTGGGCACGGTGATGTTGACGGACTTGCTGCTGATGGCCTGCGCCGTGCCGTTCACCTTGATGCTCTCGATGACGTTGGCCTGTGCGCCAACATCTTCCAGAGCCTTAACACGAGTAGCAACAGCGTCGCTCTCAGCCTTAGCTTTCTGTGCGAGCTGCTTCAGGTGCTTCAGGCGGGCCAGCTTTTCCTCATTGTATGCCATATCGTTCATTCCTCCATATCGTTATCAGGTGTTGTCGGTGGGAAATACTTCACTCAGCATCTCGCTCACTTCGGAATCGGTCGCAATATCGACTGCGGCAGCGCCCAGCGGGGCGAGATCGCCGACAGCGTTCTTGATGGTGTATGCGGTAGCCGTACCATCAGCAACCACGGAGAGGACCTGACCGATGTACGCGGTCGGGTTCGTCTTTGCGTAGTTCTGCGCCTCCGCCAGAGAAGGCCAGACGCAGGTGGGGTCAAGAGAAAAAGCATCCTGACGCTTCATGCTCAGGGGGAACTCCATGTTGGAGTAGGTCTTTGCGGTATTGTTCACAGCCATGTTCAGTTCCTCCCCTCTTAGCCCAGCGTTACCTTGAGGACTGCGGCGTTGCCATAAGCAACGGCAGGCTCAAAGACCCAGACGTTATAGTCCTTCGCTGCATAGCCGTTTGCGCCCTCAACGGGGACGGTGGACTTCACGAAGGTGCTGGTGACATCTGCGTTCATGGCGGTTTCGTTGATGACCTTGGTGACGCCCTTTGCGGTAGCAATGCAGGCGATGGCCACACGCTGCGTACCGGCAGGAACATTCAGGGTCAGCGTACCGGCTGCGTACGTCTTGCCGGTTTTGCCCAGTGCGCGGATGGCCGCACTGTCCAGAGCAGGCTTGCCGGTAGACGTGCCATAGAAAACATTACGGAACGGGGTGTAGGATCCGGTGTCCTTGGTCTTAGTGCCGGCCGCAATGGCCACGACAGGGCTGGATGCCGCGCCGAGATTATCCTTTGCGGTCACGCCTGCACCGTGGGTTGCAGTCACGCGGTACTTCAGGCTGGACACGGCACTGTCGCCGCCTGCATCGCCGATGATGAAGCCAGTGCCGTTGTTGTTGTCAGAGCCAGCGGTCAGGGATGCTGCATCAGCAGTAGCCACCTGCGTGGTGGCCGCATTGGTGATACGCTCAACCTTCCAGTTGGTAGCGGTAACGCCGGTGGCCGGGCCGTACTGGTAGGAGCCAGCATTCAGCGTTGCGCCAGAGTAGGCCGCAGCAGCCACCTTCGTGCCAGCTTCAACCGCGCCTGCACCGGTCAGGGAGAAAGACGCAATGGAGGGCTGGGCGGTGATGCTGGGCTGGAGCCGCTTGCTGAAAATCTCGGTCAGGGCATCCATGAC